TACTAAAGTAAGATCTGCTTCCCTACGGAACGAAATCCAAAACGGACGATTGGCGCGGCCATTATTCTTGCCAAAGTAAGCATGCCAGTCATTGTCGGGCATGTAGCCTCGGGCTCCCAGTTTGGTATCGCATATTTTTTCAAGAGGAACGCCTTCCTCCAGCCAAGTATTACATCGCACAGCAATCACATGCCCGTGGTTTTTGTATTGGCGGAATCTGCGGTTGAGTTTTACTACTTTCATACCCAAAGTATAGCAGGTTAGGAATTATTGGTCAACCGTAACTAAATAGTATTACCATGCCAAGACTTAGCCTATACCGCCCTAACAGATCAGCTGACTATCAATTTTTTGATCGCACCATTGCAGAAATGTACACTGTGGGTGGTGTGGACTGTTATTTGCACAAGTACATGGGCCCAATCACAGACGGTCCAGGATATGCAGAAGGCAACAATGATGCCACATTGCCAGTTTACAATGAAAGCAATCCGCTGTTTATAGAAGATTTGCTGTTGTTGGAAAACAGAGATCGCAAGTACGACCCTGACATATATGTCATGCGTGGTGTGTACAACACACAAGACATTGACTTTGACTTGACACAATTTGGTTTGTTTTTGAACAACGACACTATCTTTATCACGTTCCACTACAACAGAATGATTGATACCATGGGCAGAAAACTCATGAGTGGTGATGTACTAGAACTTCCAAACTTGCGTGATTACAATCCATTGGATTCAACCATACCCAGAGCACTGCCAAAGTTTTATGTGATACAAGATGCGGCATTTGCAAGTGAAGGCTTCAGCCAAACTTGGTTGCCACACTTGTGGCGTGTGAAGGCCACTCCCATGGTCAATGCACAAGAGTACAACGAAATTACCAAGGAACCTTTTGAACCAATCAACATCTGGGACGATGGAAACTTTTACCCTGGAGGCACCACAGTGCTAAGTGGAGATACCTATTACATCAGCAACAAAAATGTGCCACCCGGAACAGACATTACCAATACAGAATACTGGACTGAAAAATCAAACCCTGCTACACTAGCAGACCGAATGAGTACCAGACCCAAAGATCTCCAAATCAACGATGCCATACTAGTTCAAGCCGAAGCTGAAGTACCAAAGTCAGGATTTGATGTTGTGAAATTTTACATTGTGGCCACCAACCCAGATGGCACTCCAGCCAACCCTAGCTCAGCCACTTACACAGCTGACTACACATTCAGTGATGGATCGAGAACCGTGGCCAACGAAGGCAACAGTCCTCGTGGGGATGGCTACACTGCTGGCTACTTGACCGGCGATGGCCAAACCCCCAATGGCTTGCCGGTCACTGCTGGTGTTAATTTTCCAGTCACTCCATTGGCCGGTCAGTATGCATTGAGACTGGACTACTTCCCCAATCGCCTGTTTAGATTCAACGGAAGATCATGGGTGAAGATTGAAAGTGACGTTCGCACACAACTCACTCCGGGATCAAACAACAATACTTTACGCTCCAGCTTTGTGAACAATACATACACTGTGAATACTACAGACCTTGGTCCAATCCCCAGCAGACAAAGTCTCAGCGAAGCGTTGCAACCCAATATGGCCAACGGCGACCAAGGTGGAGATTTGGAACCAAATCCATATCCGCCAACACAACCAGGACAGAGATCAAGCTAACATGGCACAGATGTTTTTTTTCGACGAACAAATACGCAGATACCTGCTACAGTTCACACGCATGATCAGCTTGTTTGAAATTGAGTACGGGCGCAATGAACAAGGCACTAGAGACTTAATTCGTGTGCCGGTACGCTATGGTGATGCCACACGGCAAGCACAAACCATCATGCAGCAGAACTCCGCAAACTCCTTGCCAAGCACGCCACTCATGACATTTTACATTGCAGGGCTGGATTATGATCGTCCAAGAATGCAAGAGCCTTACCATGTGAACAAGATGCAGGTGCGTCAACGCACATATGATCAAGCCACAGACACATACGAAACCACACAAGGCAATGCATTTACTATCGAAAGACTGATGCCTGTGCCATACAAGATGACCATTAACTTGGACATCTGGACATCAAACACCAATCAAAAAATGCAGTTGTTTGAACAAATTGCCACACTGTTCAATCCAGCACTAGAAATACAAAGCTCCGACAACTACATTGACTGGACTTCATTAAGTGTAGTAGAATTGGAACGTGTGCAGTGGTCATCTCGTCAGATACCAATGGGTACAGAAAATCCTATTGACATCATGACACTGACATTTAACATTCCAATTTGGATTTCGTCCCCGGCCAAAGTTAAAAAATTGGGTGTAGTGGAACGCATTATTGCATCAATATACGATTCCAATGGTGATGCCAGTAATGCAGTGTTGGACAATGATTTGTTGTTGGGCACTAGACTCAAAGTCACCCCATTTAGATATCAAGTGTTGCTGATGGACGGACAACTTCAAATACTACAACCTTATGCTGTGATCAGCCAGCCCAACACCAGTCTGGCGCCGTTTACATTTCCTGTGGTCGAAACTGTACAGATCACCTGGCCCACTGTGATTGAGGCGTATGGTGTGTTGCGTCCTGGAATCAGTTATATCACGCTAGACAATCCTTGGGATCCAGACAGTTCAATTGTGGGCACAATATCCATAAACCCTGCTGACGATCGATTGATTATTTTTAACGTGGACCCTGATACCACACCACAGAATACCTTGGACCCCATAGATTCTGTTATCAATCCACAGACGTCAGCACCTAGTGATGGCTTGGATTCAAGTCTGACTGGGCAAAGATACCTGCTCACACAAGGCACAGGCAACACCAACAACATGCAAAACCCCTTGGCCTGGCAAGGTACCAGCGGACAACCCTTATTGGCCAATGCCAATGATATCATTGAGTACAACGGCACACGATGGGTTGTGGTGTTTGACAGTCAAAATCTAGCTGATGTGCAGTATGTGACCAATCTTACCACTGGTATACAGTACAAGTGGACCAGCGCCGAGTGGGTGAAAAGTATTGACGGATTGTATGCGGGAGGCTCGTGGAATTTGATATTATAAAAGCAGTGGGTGTGTGGTTCTACTGTACCAGGACTCAACGTTATCTGTATCTACTGAGAAACGATTCAAAGTATCCCAACACTTGGGGGCTGGCTGGTGGCAAGGCTGAGCCTGGAGAAAACTTGTTAGAGTCTGTGGAAAGAGAATGCACAGAAGAACTGGGCAGCATGCCTGAGTGCCAAAAACTTGTGCCCATTGAAAAATTCACTTCGCCTGATGGTATGTTTGAATATCATACTTTTTGGTGCAGAGTTGACTATGAATTTGTACCGGACCTTAACTATGAGCACTGGGGATATGCTTGGATCACATCCGGACACTGGCCTAGACCATTGCATCCTGGCTTGTGGAACACAGTGAATTTACAAGCGGTGCAACAAAAACTAACTGCTATGGAATTGTCTAATCTCTAATAGATTACGCAGTAACTCCTTTAATTACTGCAAAATTAATTATTGGTGCTTCAGCAGTCACGCCGCCTGTAGTCCATACAGTTATGCCTGCACTTCCTGCAACTACGTTTGATATTGTTAAGTGATAGATATTGGTACCAGATTTCTGATTCATTATGATAACATCAGTTGCTGCCACTGTACTGTTTGTCATTGTAAATGTAGTTGGGGTTGTATTTCCAGCAACACTGAATAATGTAATAGTACCTGTAACTGCGTTGATAGTAACACCAGTGGCTCTGTTGGTAAGTTGAGTCACTGTTAATCCAGCACCGGTGCTATATCCCACACCTGCAGTGGCATTGGACGAACGAATACCTCCACTAACCGTTAATGCTGTACTACTAGTATTTGACATCACCACCCTGGTATTGGCAGGGAATGTGACATTACCTGTACCCAGTGCAGTACCAATGATTATGATGGTGTTTGAACTGGCCGCACCTGCTGTACCAATGTTGATGTTTTTTGTGTTGCCTGCTGTAGTAACACCTGCGCCAATGTTGAATGTAGCATTGGCTGTGGTTGTTCCAATATCAGCATTGGCACCGGCGGCTGTGATGTTACCCGCGGCGCTAATAAACGTGTCTATTATAACGTTGCCGTAAATTCTTGTGCCTGACGTGAGTTTTGCCATACGTGTATTTATTATCTATATTTGTTACGGATTAAATGGGCCAGATCCAGTCCATGTTGTACCGCTGTTGGTCATTGTATAATTATTTGCACTGGAATCTTTGATAAAATTGTAGCTGTTTGAAACAGTCAGTAGTAATGCAGTGTTGGCGATTGCTGTTAATGGTACAGTTGGCACCGTAAAGTTAGAGGTATAAACTGCTGTGCCGTTAACAATTCTAAAATTGCTTATAGAGCCAACTGTTCCATACCCACCCACTGCGCCATCTTTGGACCCAAGATATACGGGATTGGTTGTTGCCGAAGCAGTTTGTGTTCCAGAAACAGTTGCTGTTCCACCTGCAACACCATTCACATAAAAAGTCATTGTTGTACCACTACGTACCCAAGCCACATGCGTCCATTGATTGGCAAAGACTGTGCTGGTACCATTGACTACTGACCCATTGAAATAAGCCATTCTCCATGACCCTGTGACTGGTGATGCTAAAGGATTTAACGTAAAAAGCATTGCATCTGCTGTGCCGCCGGATTGTCTTGAATCCCAAATGCCCCAGGTCGAGGTGAGTGTGACATCCGTTGGATACACCCAGCATTCAAATGTAAAATCACCAGTGAATGTGGTAAGAGATGCTGTGGTCGGCGTGCTTACAAATTGAGTTTTTACAGTAAAAGCAATAGCGCCTGCTGGAATTTGATTGTACGGTCCTTGAGGAGTCCATATAGCAGTACCGGTATTGGTCACGGTAAAGTTATTTGGGCTTGAATCTGTAATAAAGTCTGTGGAGTTTATCACATTCAACAACAACGATGTATTAGTAACCGACGGCAACACTGTCTGTGGTGGAGTGAATGGTACGGTGTATACAGCAACACCCTTGACCACGCGAAGATTGGATATATAACCACTAAGATAATAAGTAGTCCCCTGACTGCCAATTGTTGTACTAGTAGTTGATAAATCATACGCAGTTGCTATGGTTTGTGTGGTTCCCACTTGAACCCCGTTAACAAACAGTCGCATGCTTGTGCCACTTCTGGTCACAGCCACATGTTGCCATTGTCCCACTGTTGCACTTCCTGCAACACGATAATCCCAGGCCACTGCATTACGACCCCATCCCCATCCTAATGTAGTTGTTGAGGAATATCCAACAAAAAATCCTCCTGACCCAGACGAGGATATAATAAAAAAATCCGTTGAAAGTGATGTTGGATATACCCATGCCTCTACAGTAAAATCACCAGTACTAAAATTGAGTGCAGCATTACTTGCCATACTCAAATACTGACTAGTACCATTGAAAGCAATGGCACCTGCAGGTAAACTGACTTCGTCAAACTCTGAACTGGCCAGCAATGTGCCAGCGTTGGTTTGTCTCAAAGACGGTACACCGGGCAACGGAGTTACTGTGTTGCTGTATGTTGCTGTGGCATTGTTGGTGATTGCAAAGCCATTTGAACTGACATCAAATATTCTACCACCTGCAGATGTATTCATCAGCAATGATGTACCACCAATAGTAGTCAATGGTTTTGTTGGTACATTGAAAGTAGAAGTATACAAGGCTGTACCCTTGATAACACGAAGGTTGGTGATGTATCCATTGAAGTATCCATTTGCGCTGAGGCCAATTCTTGGTGTGTTGTTTGTAAAATTTTGTGTAACACTTGCGGTATATGTAGAACCTTCTTGTACTCCGTTTAAAAACATTTGTATTACAGTGGTACTAGACCTAGTGACTGCTACATGATACCATGTATTTGAAGATAAAGTTGTAACACCGGTAATATAAGTAGTACCAGCAGTACCAAAACTAAGTTTACTAGTTATTAGAAATAAATCATATCCTGCATTTGCAGTATCTGTTGGTGTACGTGTATCATATATTCCTTGTGTACTGCCAATACTACTAGAATAGAACCAACATTCAATGGTGAAATTGCCTGTACCCAATGCAAATGCTGCATTGCTTGCCACGCTCAAATACTGACTGGTACCATTAAATAATACACTACCTGCACCATTGAGATTGGGCCCAGGAGTGAATGGAGACAGTGAACTATACGTAGCTGTGCCATTGTTAGTCACTGTGTAGTTATTGCTACTGCTGTCAGTTGTCAAAGTGCCACTAGAGGCTGTATTTAATAATACCACTGTGTTTGCAATGGCAGTTAATGGTGACATTGGTGGAGAGAATGCAGCAGTGTAAACAGCAGTACCATTTACAAATCTAAAATTACTGATGTACCCAGAATAATATACTGAAGCAAAAGTATCCCATCTACGACCCACATAAAAACCCGCTTGCCCGGTTGTTTGCCACGCTGCTGTTGCTGCTGTACCAATGCTGGTTCCATTGGCATATATGGTGGCTGTAGAACCTGTATACACATAAGCCAAATGATACCAAGTATTGGCAACAAGAGAAGTGGTAGATTGAACAGCAGTGACCCAAGCCGATCCATTGTAAAACCCAAACCACGGAGTGGCGCCCGCTGCGGCTTGGCCGTTGCCCATTCCCATAACAAAAGGAATATGACCGGAACCGGCAAATGCTGTTGATGCAATTACAATTCCAGTGAATGCTGTAAAATATACCCATGCTTCCATAGTAAATGGCGTAGTTGCTGTTGCTAAACTAAAAGTTGGTGTCAAACTAAAATACTGTGTAGTTCCATTGAACAGCACACTACCCGGTGTTGTTGTTGCAGCCGGCACTGTGTTGGTTTGATTGTACGGACTGGAGCCTGACCATTGAACTGAACCGTTGTTGGTTACTGTAAACGTATTGCTACTACTGTCAGTTGTACTGTTGGTACTGGTTGCCATGTTTAACAACAACGATGTATTTGCAACAGCAGGTAGTATTGACTGTGGTGGAGTAAATGCTGCGGTGTATAATGCGGTACCATTAACAATTCTAAAATTACTAATATATCCTTGAAACACTGATCCAAATGCTTCACCAATATAACCAATATTAAATGTTGCAGTAATTGAAGATAAACTACCCCAAGCAGTAGATGTACTATTCAATGCAACACCATTCAGATAAATTTTCTGTTGATTTGCGGATGTTCCTTCTTTAACTACAGCAATATGATGCCATGTGTTTACAGCAAGCCCACCGTGATTAACTATTATATCTGCACTACTACCATTATTGCATAATAACTGAAATTGCGTACTATCTGCAACTAATATCATTTTTGGTTGAACACCTGATCCATTATCTGTTCCCCAAAAATTTATGTTTGAGGGGACACTAGCTGCCGCTATATAAAACCAACCTTCGATTGTATATGGATTTGTGCTAAAATTAATGTTTGGTACACTCAAATACTGACTGGTACCATTGAAAAAAAGTGAACCTGTTGCAAGGGTCACTTCATCAATTTGATCTGTCACCTCCATTGTTCCACTTGATGTGACTCTTTGTTGAGGAAGAAGAAATCCAGTTGATGGACGACTAGCAGCAAACGTGGCGCCACTATTTGTCACTGTGAAATTGTTCAAACTACTATCTAGCACAAGACTTGCACTGCTGGTCACATTCAACAAGAAACTGGTGTTTGTTATTGGATACAAAGGTCCTGCCGGAGTAAATGCAGCGGTATATACTCCTGTGCCTTTTACCACTCGTAAGTTGGAGATAAATCCAATCATTGGATTACTAGAAAGATCGTATCCATTTATACCAATAACTGGTCTACTTGTTGTGCCTACCACATAGGTGTTATTATCGGTGTAGGTGGTGTTAACTTGGGTACCATTCAAATACAATTTACCACTGTTTGAAATTTTTACATATGCAATATGATACCATGTGCTCACAACCAATGTGCCGCCGCTGGTAAAAATTGACCCGGCGCCGGTGAATAATTGAATAACCCCACCTGTAGATATTTGCATGGCAAATCTTCCGGTACCGGTGCCATCTCCGCCATTAATTGTGTCGTATATTGTTCTTGTTGCTGCCAAACTGGTTATATTGACCCAACATTCAAAAGTCCAATCACCAGTGGCCATACTAAACTGAATTTGATTGCTAGGTAAAGTCAAATACTTATTACTGAAAGAAATTGAGCCTGTGGTGTTAATGCCAAAAGGTGAACTGGCAGTGAATGAGGCGGTACCGTTGTTGGTTAAGGTAAGTGCATTTGGGCTTGAATCTGTAATAAAGTTAGTAGAGTTTATTACATTCAACAACAACTGTGTATTAGTAATTGCCGGCAGTATTGCCTGTGGTGGAGTAAATGGACCGGTGTATACTGCGGTACCTTTAACTACTCTAAAGTTCGAAATAAGACCATTCCAATATGGAACTGTTCCGTCTTGATTGCGGCCAACTTCAATAACACAAGATGTTGGTAATGATTCGGATGTTTGATTACTAACTATAATGTCTTGTACGCCATTAACATATAATCTAAACACACCAGATTGTCTAACCACAGCAATGTGATACCACTTAGTGCTGTCACTAAGAAGTGCTGTTCCATTGGTACCACTGTTGCCCAAATAAGCTGTCGTTCCGTTATAAGCGTACATATTCATTACGTTAGAACCCAAATTCATCCTAACCGTAAATCTTTGATTATAACTTGCTCCAGGATATATTGCAAAAAGACCTCGGCCATACTGAGAACCAGAATACCCAAGATTAATTACAAAACATTCAATGGTGAAATCTCCGGTGCCCATGTCGAATCCTGTATTTACGGGTGTAATTAAATACTGACTGGTTCCATTGAAAGAAATTGATCCTGCAACCATGCTGACTTCGTCACCACCGTTGTTGACTAGTAAACTACCAGTATTAGCAAGGCGAGTGGCAATTGGCATTTTACAAGAACACCGTGTCTAAACTACTGGCAGTATTGTTATAATAGGTGTACGCTCTTACACCCGAGGCGTTGGCCCAGGATACTGAATTGGCATTACCAATGTTTACGTTGGCCAACACGTTCACGTTGCCCGATGCTGAGATTAAACCAGCAGTGATCAAGTTGCCACCTGTGATGTTACCAGCAGCACTGAGAGCCGATCCACCAGTGTTTGATACTATAACTGTGGTGTTAGCCGGGAATGTGACGTTGCCTGTACCTAGGGCGGTACCAATGGTTATGATGGTGTTTGTGCTGGCGACTGCGGCAGTGCCAATGTTGATGTTCTTTGTTTGACCAATTAGTGTAGCACCTGTGCCAAGGTTATATGTAGAGTTGGCTGTGCTGTTACCAATGGTGGCATTGGCATTGGACATTATCACAGTGGTGTTAGCCGGGAATGTTACGTTACCTGTACCTAGGGCGGTACCAATGGTTATGATGGTGTTTGAACTGGCAACACCTGCTGTACCAATGTTGATGTTCTTTGTTTGACCAATTAGTGTGGCACCAGCACCAATGTTATATGTGGAGTTGGCTGTGCTGTTGCCAAGTTCAGCATTGGCATTGGACATTATCACAGTGGTGTTAGCTGGGAATGTGACGTTGCCTGTACCTAGTGCAGTACCAATAGTTATGAT